CCTGCAGGGCGATGTTACGCTGCTTGATTCTGCCACCGACGGTCTTAAGATGACTGTCGGCAGTCTGTATGAAGATGAGCTCCGCAGGCTTACTCAGACAGGCACACAGATCATGACCGGCATAAATGAATTCTGTGAGGAAAACCCCGCTGTTGTCAAGTCTATCATGGCAATCGGCGCGGAGATCGGCGTTGTTGTTGCAGGCTACACGGCATTCACGGCGGTGAAAAAGATTTCTAACGCTCTTTCGGCGGCTGGAATCGGCATAAAGGCAAGCGAGAACGGCTTGCTCATGCTGCTGAATATCAACCTTTCAAAGAACGTGGCGGCACAGTTTGCCGCCGCCGGCGCACAAATGAAGCTGAATGCGTCAATGCTCGCTAATCCAGCGGGAATCATTGCGGTTTCGGTCGTTGCACTTACGGCAGGAATCATCGGTTACTCTGAGGCAACGAAAGCGGCAAGGCTTGAAACGCTGACACTGACAACAGCTTCGCAGGAACAGCATGACAGGGTCGAACAGCTTAACAGCGACTATCAGACCGCCTGCGATACATACGGCGAAACCTCAGACCAGGCACGCGCTCTGAAATATGACCTTGACGAAGCGACCGCGACTATTGAGCAGCAGTCTTTTTCCGTTTCGGAATTGTATTCGGAGATAGATTCTCTGCATGACTCCACATCTGACCTGCTTTCCTCGTATCATGAGGGGACTGACTCTATTGCTGACCAGCAGGAACAGGCGCAGATACTGGCGGCAAAGCTGAAAGATATAGCTTCTTCTTCGGAAACGGCGGCGCATAAAGAAGCGCTTATGCAGCCGATTCTTGAAAAGCTGAATGAGCTGTATCCTGACCTTGGGCTGACCGTTGAGAATGTTACAGGCAAGCTGGACGGCCTTTCCGGCGCTATTGACAGGGCGGCGGGTTCTGACAGCATACAGGCAAAGTACAAAGCGGCACAGGATAATATTGCAGAACTGACTATCAAGCAGCAGCAACTGCAGGAGCAGGCTGAAAAAGCCGAGATTGCTTATAATCAGGCTTATTTCAGAGAAAAGAGTTTCGTTGAGAATACTCTTGATTACTCGTTTATCGGAAACATCTTCGGAAAGAGTGACTATACACAGGATCTTAACAAGGCATCAGAAGAACGAAGCAAGGTCCTTTCTGATTTGGCAGAGGTCAACGCGGCTATTGCTGAGTGCGAAAGCGTCGGCATAGAATACAGCGATGTAATTTCCGGTGCTTCTGAGCAGATGGTTTCCGCATATGACGCGGTATCCATAGCGGTAAACGACGTCACCGACCAGACAACCGAGCTTTTGCAGGCTTACAACGACGCATATCAGGCGGCTTACGACAGTGTAAATGGCCAATACAACCTTTGGACAAATGCTGAGGAAACTCTACCGACAAGCATTCAGACTATCAATGACGCGCTTTCTTCGCAGACAGAATACTGGGACAATTACAACTATAACCTTGAGTCGCTATCCAAGAGGACTGGCGACATTGAGGGCTTGGGAGATGTGATTGCCTCGTTCGCGGACGGTTCTTCTGATTCGGTGAACGTCATCGCCGGCATGGCTGACGCGACCGATGAAGAACTGAAAACCATGGTCACGAACTTTGAGGAGCAGAAAAAGGCGCAGGAAGAGGTTTCGAAATCGCTTGCCGACTACAAGGTCGATATTGACGATACAATGGACGGTATCGTTGACGACATGGAAAAAGCCGTTGAGGATATGAAACTGAGCGACCAGGCAGAAGAAGCGGCAAAAGCTACGATACAGGCTTATGCTGACGCAATCCTTGCCGGTAAAGGCTCTGTCACGACGGCGGCGGACATTGTTGCGGCGGCCGCTGCACAGACCCTGGCAGGGGCGAGCGCTTCTGACAAGGCGTATGAGGGAAGCGTGCGCGGTTTCCATGATATTGAGAACGCTTATGCAAGCGGTACTGACTACGCAGAAAATGGCATTGCCCTTGTAGGCGAGGAAGGACCGGAACTTGTGGCTATGCGCGGCGGTGAAAGAGTCGTTGACGCGGATAACACCAGGGCGCTGCTTTCCGGCGGCTCGGGCGCGCAGATCACCATAGCGCCCCAGTTTGTTGTGAACGGAGAAGTTAGCGATATGACCGAGGAAAAGCTGCAGGAGATGTCCGAGCGGCTTGTTGATATGGTTCGGGACGCGCTTGAGGAAGCGGGAATAGACAGGCAAAGGAGTGTGTACGCTTGAGCACATATACAACGCAGCAGGGGGATATGTGGGACAGCATATCCCACCAGGTGTACGGAGATGTGAAATTCACGGACGTACTTATTAATGCCAACCCTGAATACCGATACATCTACATCTTTTCGGAGGGCGTTGTCCTCAATGTCCCGGATGTTGAGGACAGAATAACGGCGGACGATCTGCCGCCGTGGAAGAAGGCGAGCGGATGAGTGACAAGCACCTTGCGCGCCGCGCTGAAACGCAGATAGTTCTTAACGGCGTGGACATATCCGTGTATGTGAATAAGGACTGGCTTTCTTTCACATACACGGACAACGAAGAGGACGAGGCTGACGACCTGCAGATAAAGGTTTGCGACCGTGACGGCAAATGGCTGCGGAAATGGCTGAACAGCATAATTGATGGCGGTGCGCTGGGCGGTTCGGTGATATCAGCCGCGCCGGAGGGCAGCACAAAGACATCAACGTCTTCAGGTTCGAGCTCCTCGGCCAGCGGGGGTACCGATAAACCGAGATACAGAGTGACCGCCTCAACGGGCGTAAATATTCGCAAGGGAGCAGGCGAGAAATACAAGGTGATCGGCAAGCTCCCTTACGGCACTATCGTTGAGGTTAACGGATTTTATTCGAGTTGGGCGAAAATCACCTATTCCGGAAAGACCGGATACATAAAGGGCAACAATCTTAAATCCGTCGGAGGGGGCGGTTCTTCGTCCTCCTCGGGTTCTTCCAGCTCCACAAAAAGTTCAAGCTCCAAGAAGTCTGGCAGAACGGCTAACACGCAGATTCAGACTGGTAAGGGGCTTAAGATTTCCGCCGTCATCGTACTCCGAAACGGGAACAATGACGGCAAGGACGCAGTACTTGACTGCGGTCAGTTCGAGCTTGACAGCATAGACGCACAGGGCCCGCCAGCGACCGTTACCATTAAGGCAACATCGCTGGCTTTCAGCAATACCGTGCGGCAGACGCTGAAATCCAAGTCGTGGGAGAACATCACACTTTCAGAGATAGCAGGTCAGATAGCGCGGCAGAACGGAATGGGAGTGCTTTTTGAAAGCGAGTTCAATCCGAGGTATTCCCGCGTGGAGCAGTACCAGACCTCTGATATTGCTTTTCTGCAGAAGTTGTGCCACAATGCCGGCTGCTCCCTGAAAGCCACCAACAATATCCTCGTGGTGTTCGATCAGGCGGCTTATGAGGGCAAAAAGGAAGTCAGGAAAATCAGGTTCGGCGAAGAGGGCGGCTATATCAAGTACAAGCTGTCCACTGGCACGAACAACTGTTACACCTCATGCCGGGTGTACTGCACAACTACGAGCGGCGCGGTCATTTCGGCAACCGAATATGCGGAGAACTACAACGAAAACAGCGACAATCAGCAATGCTTACAGGTATGTCAGCGCGTATCAAGCAAGGCAGAGGCGCAGGAGCTGGCACACAAGCTGCTCCGTCTGCACAACAAATTTGAGATCACCGGAACGTTTACGTTCCCCGGAGATCCCAGGCTTGCCGCAGGAAACACGGTGGAACTTTGTGATTTCGGGTTTGGCGATGGTAAGTACATCGTCAAGTCCGCAAAACACAGCATATCTTCGAGCGGCTATACTACGCAGGTCACCTTGAGAAAGTGTCTGGAAAGCGAAAAGGCAAGCGAGGGCAAGACGGACAGCAGCGATGAGATACAGGAGCTGGCTATGCAGGTGATCCGTGGCGAATGGGACGTATATCCCAAGCGCAAGGAACTGCTTGAAGCCGCTGGACACAGCTATGAGCAGGTGCAGGCGCGGGTAAATCAGATACTTTACGGAGGTTGACAATGTTTAGAATCGGAATAGTCACCGTTGTGGACGTTAAAAAAAGAATGGCAAGGGTCAGGTTTCCTGATGTGGACATCGTTTCGGACTGGCTGCCTGTCCTTGATCATTCTTCGTTCGTTACGTTAGCGCTGAAATCGGACGGAAAATCGTGGACTGTCAGCGAGAAACACGCGTCAGCCGACAGGGAGCTGAACAGCGGTGCGGAATACACCAAGAGCCACCCTGATGAGATCAGCGGGAAGTCACCCGACATCGAATGTGCAGGCGGGTGCGTACATACGCATGAAATCACGGTTAAGATATATGGCTGGCTGCCGTTTATCGGTCAGACTGTGGTGTGCGAATACAACGACGAATTCAACGGCGACGGCATTATCATGGGAGGATTGACGTGAAAGTCGGCAGTCTTGGGAAAGTTGTTTTCACAGTTTCAACAAACAAAGTTGAAACATTTTCGGGCTTGAAGATAAGCAGTTCCGCGTCCTATGGAAGCCACAAGCGGCATTGCGGAAATGAGATCATTGAGTTCACTGGAAACGACGCGGATACGGTTTCGTTTAACATGACTCTTTCGCAGATACTTGGCGTCAAGGTCGCGGAGGAACTGGAGAAGCTGAAGAAGTACAAAAAGACCGGCAAAACGCTTAAATTTGTGATTGGCAAGAGAGTGATAGGCAACTATCGCTGGGTAATCACCAAACTTAACGTTACCGAGGAAATCTACGGCAAGAAGTCGGAGCTTATAACCGCCGGGGTGGCGATAACACTCAAAGAATACAACAAGTAGGGGGGCGGTAAAATGTCATACAAGGTAAGCGCCGCCGACGGTTATTCGCTTTCCCTGCAGGAGGACAGCGAACTGATTTCCGTATTGCAGAACATCGCGCTCCTGCTGAACACAAAGCGCGGCACGGTACCCATGCACCGTGAATTCGGGCTGCCTATGGAGTTTGTGGATAAGCCGATTGACGCGGCGGAGGCGATAGCGTTCGTGGAAATATCGGACGCGCTTGAAGAATTTGAGCCGCGTGCCAGACTGGACGATGTGTACTTTGAAAAGTCGGCGGACGGGAAAATCAACTTAACGGTGGAGGTGAGCATAGCAGATGAGCAGAGCGACTGATTATCAATTCATATCGACTGACAGCGTGGAAGTCGTTGCAGATCTTACCGCAAAGTACGAAGAACTTACGGGACATACGCTGCTGCCGTCGGACCCGGACAAGCTGTTTATTCAGTGGGTCGCCGGGATAATCATACAGCAGCGTATAATCGTAAATTACGCAGCAAATCAAAATCTACCGTCCCGGGCGGTCGGTGAAAATCTCGACGCGCTCGGAGAAATGATATACAACGTGACAAGACCGGAAGCAAAGCCGGCGGAATGCGTTGTGCGGTTTACGCTGTCAGCGCCGCAGGAAACGGCGATACCGATACCAAAGGGGACAAGGGTCACCGACAGCAGCGGGGCGCTGATGTGGGCGACCACCGAGGAAGCAGCGGTCAATATCGGCGAGGTCACGGCTGATGTTCCGGTTATCTGTGAAACTGAGGGAACAGTCGGAAATGGGTACGCGCCCGGGCAGATAAATACGCTTGTGGACGTCGATAATGTGATGTATTTTTCGTCTTGCGCAAATGTGGAAACGTCCCACAGCGGCGCTGAACGCGCGACTGACGATGAATACTATGAGCTCATGAGAGCCGGGCTGGAGGCATTCAGCACCGCCGGCCCGAAAGGAGCCTATGAGTATCATGCAAAGGCGGTATCAACAAGCATAGCGGACGTGTGTGCGATAAACCCCAAGGACAAGCCGGGATATGTTAATATATTCGCGATAATGACTAACGGAGAAATCGCCGATGATGGAACCAAAAACGCTATACTTGCCGCCTGCAATGACGATAAGGTCAGACCGCTTACAGACGTTGTTGAGGTCCTCGACCCGCTTGTCGTTGAGTTCAGCGTAGATCTTACTTATTACATCGACCGCAATTCCGAGAAGTCGGCGGCGGAGATCGAAGCGGCAATACGCAGCGCAATTGAGGAATATGTGGAGTGGCAGTGCAGGAAAATCGGCCGGGATATAAATCCGTCACGGCTCATGTGGCTGCTTAAGGATACTGGTGCAAAGCGTGTTGATATCAAGTCGCCAGTGTTCGTTTCGCTTCGTGACGGTTCTGACCGCCTTACCCCGCAGGTAGCGCATACCGACATTGCGAAATCCGTGATAACAAACGGAGGATACGAAGATGAGTAAGCTGATCACAGAAAAAGACGCGCTGCTTGCCGCCTTTCCGTATTCGCTTACCCGCGACACGGACAAGGTCAAACTTGCGGACGCTGTCGCAAGTGAGCTTATCAAGACGGTGGCTCAATCTGAGTATGCGGCTGTCTTTCCGAGGGTGGACGAGCTTCCGGAAAAGGTTCTTGATATTCTCGCCGCCGATCTCAAGATACAGTGGTATGAGGCAGATTCGTCAATTGAGAGCAAGCGGCAGGCAGTCAAGGAGTGTCTTCTTGTCCACAAATACAAAGGCACTAAGTATGCGGTTGAAACTGCTTTGCGGAGTATTTATGAAAATGTCCAGGTCGTTGAATGGAATCAATACAACGGTCCTCCTTTTCATTTCAAAATCTATATATGGAACAGCGGCAGCGACGAGGAGAAGCGCAAACGGGTCATGGCCAAGGTAAATTACTATAAAAATATCCGTTCCGTGCTTGATGAAACAGTTTTCATTATTGACATCGACGCGAAAACAGGCGTTAATGTTAAGACTTTGATATGCGGCAAAATCAAGCATTTACGCGGTATAATTTACGACCCGCGTATTGCTGGAATCACTGCCGCTGCTGATGTCCATGCCGGGACCAAGCTGGGCGGCAAGGTAAAAACTATATATGCGGAGGTTAATGATGGCAACATGGAATGACAACGCAATAACGGATGTCGGGCTGGAACTGCTCGAACAATCCCTGACATCGGGCAAGGTGCTGACCTTGTCAAGAGCGGCCGTGGGCAGCGGGCATGTAGAATCCGCTGCACTCAAAGACCAGACAGAGCTTTCTTCGGCACTGTCTGATGTGACTGTACTGATTGCGGAACAGGTAAGGCTGGACGGCAGCAGTGGTTTGCAGCTCAAGCTGCAGATTCGCAACGATGGCATATCGGAAGCCTGCACGTTTAAACAGGTCGGGATATACGCCTCTGACGGCGAAACAGAGGTACTGTTCGCGATATATCAGGACGCGAACGGCGAGGAAATACCGTCGTCGATTGATTATCCGGACTTTATGGAGATATTCACGGCGGTAATTGCACTTTCGCAGACCTACGATGTTAATGTTAATGTCAGCAGTCTGGTGTTTATAACTAGGGCAGAACTGGAGAAAAGGCTTGGTGACAAGGCTGATGTGGGGCATACTCATACTGTTGCTGATATCACAGATTGTGTTGAACCATCGAACCCAAATTTGCTGACAAATCCTGATTTTCGAGTAAATCAACGCGGGATGACCGAGTATTCTTCTGGATACTCAGCAGACAGATGGTTCATAGAGGGAAATAAATGCACGGTAACAGCGGGTGCCGATGGCGTACTTATTAAATCGGCTATAAAATTAGATTCAAATGCTCACGTTTTTTGGCAGAAAGCCGAAAATCCGCTTGCTCCCGGGAAATACACACTCTCTCTGAACGTCCTGGAAGTATCAGGGGTCTGGTCGGCAAGAATCCGCACTGTGAACTCTTCGGGGGATTACGCTGACAGCTACTACACGCCTGTACTACACGTGGGACTGAACAAGGTTTCGGTCGAACTGCCCAAGGGCGAGTACATCTCTGCTGTGTCCGTCGGATGTAACAAAGATACCGAAGTCGGGGATTCCGTGAAGCTCGCATGGGTCAAGCTGGAGAGTGGGTCACTGGCGACGCCGTTTGTGCCGCCGGACTACGCTGTGGAGCTTGCGAAGTGCCAGAGGTATTTGTTAAAGCTGTCGCAGTGGAGTGCGTACCGGGCTGTACACAGTAACGTAAATTACATGGAATTCGCAGTGCCAATTCCTGAATCAATGAGTATATCGCCGACTATTATCGGTGGTGATAATTTCGCTGTTTACAAATTCCCAAGTCCTGTTGCAGCTGAAAGTGATTTCACATTTAGCGTGGCTGCTGCTTCAGCAAATGAATTGAGAGTTCGTGCGACTAAAGCGGGGCATGGGCTTTCTGACGCAGCTCTGCACGTTGTTGGTGCAGACGGGGTGTTCCTTTCGGCAGAACTTTAAACTTAGGAGGGCAGATTTATGGAAGAGATAAAAGAGATTGTATATGTGAAAACTGACAAGGACGGCGTAATCACCGCCATAGATTCCAGCGCGTTTATTTCCGGCGCTGGGTGGACAGAAATAGACCGCGGCGAGGGCGACAAGTATCACCATGCGCAGGGGCACTATTTAGAGCATGGTCTTACTGACGCGGACGGGCTGTATAATTACAAGCTTGTCGGAGGCGTTCCGGCGCTCCGTTCCGACGATGAGAAAGCCCCAGAGCGTGCGAGGGTTTCTGCGACAATCGAGATTTCCGACCTCAAGGAGAAACTTGCTGAAACAGACTACATCTCCGCCAAAATAGCGGAGGGGGCTGCGACCCGGGAGGAATACATGGACAAGCTTGCGGAGCGTGCAAGCTGGCGCGTTAAGATAAACGAACTGGAGGCAATGATATGAAAGACGGAATTTGCACCGCAATTGGCGTTGTAGGAAGCACTATTGCAAGTTTTTTCGGTGGCTTTGACGCCGCGCTGATCACTCTGCTGATATTCATGGGCGTTGATAATGCGACAGGTCTTATTGTCGCTGGAGTATTTCACAAGTCTGAAAAGACGGAGAATGGCGCATTGGAGAGCCGTGCAGGCTGGAAGGGACTTTGCAGAAAAGGAGTTTCTCTGCTTGTTGTTCTTGTTGCCTGTCGGCTTGATATGATCATGGGGTCTAATTTCATTCGGGACGCGACTGTCATTGCATTTATTGCAAATGAAACTATCTCCATAATCGAAAATGCCGGACTGATGGGTGTACCTATTCCCTC